GATAGTTACACGAGTACCGGCAGTGTGAGATGCTGCAACTGTGTCTCGAAACCCTCTGCCATAGGCGGGGATGGTCGCCGTATTTGTAGTACGGTCAAAGGAGTCTACCCAGATAAGTTCGTCGTCAATCTCCACAATACCACGAGTAAGAACTGTTCCGTCGGCCACTGTGAAGGTAAGCGCTGATGAGCTAATGTCTGCTGTAAGAAACGTAGCCTGGTCCTGACGGTTGGTGTAACCAGTCAGGGCTAGGTTAGTCTCATTGATAACGTCAATAAATGTTGTCACGATGTAATCCTTGCTGCCGCAGCGTTAGGGCCAAGTCCGGTTGTCCCAGCCAAGGCATTGAGGATTCCCTGCAAATCTAAAGCAGGATTTTTGCCAGAGTTGCGACTGGCGTAAAGGTAGTTCAGAGCACCCACAATGGCATAGCCTGTGGTGCCTGCCCACTTGTTTGCTGCACCCTGAGCGTCTAGTTGTGGAACATCATTGAGCAATGTTCCAGCCAAACGGTTCAGGTGGTATGTATAACTGCCGCCTGTGTTTGCCATGTTCTACCTTTTCTTAAAAGTTACTTAGTTCCGCCGACGCCTTCGTATGAACCGTACTGGTCCTTTGTTGGCTTGCCTGTTAGTTTGTCGCTAGCCTTGCCGACCATGTTCTTATTGCAACCGCATTCTGCACACATGTTATTTACCCTTTACTTTCTTGAGGTTTGGATTTGCTTTCTTTGCTGCTGGGCTAGCCTTGCGAGCACCGGCTGCAATAATTGCTGCTGCACTTTCTTTTGAAACGCCTTGCTTCTTTTGTACAGATTTGGCAGCGGCTGCAAAGCCCATGCCCTTCTTAGCAGCAGCCATTACTTCTTGCCACCCTTAATGAGTTTCAAGCCTGCCTTGACTTCACGAGCCTTCTCAGACTTTGATTCTTTCTTTTCAGACTTCTCAGCCTTGCCTGACATTTTTTCTGCTTTCTCGGCGGCTGCGTAAGCCTTCTTCTTGATAGCAGGTGTAATCTTCTTTGTAGCCATTAGATATCCCCCGTATGTTTTAAGCCCTCGACTGAGGCCTTTGTTATCTTGTCTGTTGCTGGCATGACGTCAGCGTTGTACGCTGCGCCAAGAGTGTCGCTGGCATTGTGTGCAGCACGGATTGCTTCCATGCTTGTGCCTGCTGGTTGGATACCCTGACGTCGGGCATCTTCATATGCGTAAAGTTCTTTATCCCATTTCTTCTGAGACATCTTGGCATCTGCTCTACCAGCATCGCCAGTGTTAAGTTCTAGTGTATGTACCTTGCAAGCAAAGCAACCGTCAACATAACTAGTATGCTCGCTATGCTCCGATGGTGTTTCAACAACCATTGGGATAGACGTGTATGTTTCGTCGCAATGGAGGCAGCCGTAGAGGCTAGGTACTTGATTATATTTATCATCAAAGCCCCACTCCAGGACTTTTGATTGATGCTGATGTAGCATTTTTTACTTCCTTATAAAAGTTTAAGTTGCGCTGGATTCGTTCTTGCTCTGGCCCATTAGCCTTTAACGCTTCAACCGTGAAGGTTATTGCTTCGTTAATATGCTTGAGATTATATGCAGAGATTCCCGCCAAGTCGTAGGCTTTCCAGTCCCAGACTGCTGATTCGTAGCAGTAGTGGTTGGAGCGAGTACGTTCCATAGCGTTGAGAGAAGCATCTAAGCAGCGTTGCCATTCTTGTTTTCTGTAGGCGTCAATGGCTACTCCGAACCATGGCTCACCTTGTGTGGGAAGTATGTCTGCGCCTTTGTCATACCAGGTACGGGCGTCTTCTTCATTACCTAGTTGGTGTGCTGCTTCCCCTGCCCATCGGCAGACTGCTGCACTCTCCACATCCCATCCACCACATTCAAGTTTCTTTGTGGCTGATGTAATTACTTCCTGCCATTTCTGGTAGAAGAAATACTCTCTGCACATGTATGTCCACATACGTGCATCTGTTGGATGCTCTTTGACTGCAAGTTCTAGCAGTTCAAGGTATTGTCCTCGTGACTTGCTATTGTCTGGTAGATGCTCGATGACTGCTGAGCGTAAGTCACAATCACGTGTTGCTCTTGTGTCATACCAGACGTTTACTTCATGGCATGGATACTTCCATCGCCATCCAAATCGTGAGTGAAGCCTGTCTCTTTCCCATTGGTTCTCACCAGTTTTTACTGATATCCAACCGTGGTCTGTTCCAGTCTTCCAACTTTTACGTACCTTGTCAAAGAAGTTTGGCTCAGGTACTTCATCCATATCTAAGATAAGACAAACATCTGCATCTTCTGGAACTAAAGTAAGTGCTGCGTTGCGAGCATCGTCAAACCTAAATGGCTTCAGATGTATTTGATGTACGTCTACTCCCAGCGCTTTAAGCGCTTCTTGTGTGCCATCTGTAGAACCCGTATCAGCAACAATGCGATAATCAGCACCAGCAGTGGCTTGCGCCCAACGCTCGACATGCTTGATTTCATTTTTTGCAATAGCATAGACAGCCACCTTTACTCTTGCCATGGCGCTAGTGTATCACATGCCGCCTAAAAATAAACCGATAGAATGTAGCGAGTCCCATGGGTGAACATGGTCTTCACGTGATGCGTTGGTAGCAGTACCTGCACTTCCAGTTCTGTTAAGAACTGCTGGAGTTGCCGAGCCAAGGGAAGGTGTTGCACCAGTTGCACCTGTAGAACCCGTAGCACCTGTTGAGCCTGTGGCTCCGGTATTACCAGTTAGACCAGTAGGTCCGGTAGCGCCAGGGTTGCCTGTAATGCTGAAGTTCCAAATGGCATACGTTCCTGAACCGCCAATGGTGTCAACATTGATTGTCACGGATGAGGATGAGATGGAAGTAATTAAACCTTCCATAAAGTTAGATGGAGTTACGGTATAGAAGGCTCGTACTCGTGCGCCATTAAGGTAAGCACCTTGCCCAGCAATAAGAGCAAAGGTTTGCGACCCTGTAGCCACTGTAACGCTAGTAAGAGAGGCTACCCCGTTATACCCTGCACCTGTTGCTCCCGTGACTCCTGTAGCCCCTGTAGGGCCTGTAGGACCCGTACTTCCTGTAGCGCCCGTAGCACCTGTAGGTCCGGTTTGTCCTGTTAGTCCGGTTGGTCCAGTAGGCCCAGTTGAGCCAGTGACTCCTTGTGCCCCAGTATTGCCAAGAGCACCCGTGGGTCCGAGGGCACCTGTACCTCCGGTAGCGCCAGTATTGCCTTGGCTACCTGTAACTCCAATTGGTCCAGTTGGTCCTGTGTTTCCTTGACTACCTGTTGAACCCGTGTTTCCAGTTGGTCCTTGTGCACCTGTTACTCCGGTGCTTCCTGTAGGTCCAAGAGGCCCTGTGCTGCCAGTATTACCTGTAGGTCCAGTAGAACCTGTGGGTCCTGTACTGCCTGCAGTTCCCGTGCTGCCTGTAGAACCTGTGGGTCCGACTGAGCCAGTCGAGCCTGTGCTTCCTTGACTGCCTGTGTTACCTTGAGCACCTGTGGCACCTGTACTTCCTGTGTTTCCACCGTAGCCTGTTGGTCCTTGTGGGCCAATAGGTCCGAGTTCTACAATGTCAAGTTGTGACGTTGCAATATCGTATACGTTTGTTACTACTGGAATCTCAACTATTGAGATTGTATCTGGAGTAGATGTCATTGAGTAATACTCACATTCACGATAAATGCGCCTTGAAGAATCTTAGATACTGTGCCATCTACGGTGTTTGTTAAATTCAAATCATATTGGTATGTGCCTGCAGGCAGGGCTGCTGTGTCTGTTGCAGAAATGTGCAGGTTGATTCGGCCATAGGCTGCGTCAATAGTAGCGCGGCCATTGGCTGTTGAGAGTGTAATAATAGGAGCAACATCTGATGCGTAGCGCACCTGCATGTCGGCTGTGTATCCGCTAAGAATAACTGGAACTCCGCCAATCTTCCAGACTGGCTTCAAGTCAAAGGTTGTACCTTTGTAAACAGTTAAGTTGTAACGCCCTGGATTCACTGTTCCCCCTTAAACTGTTTGGATATAATCGCCATAACCGGCGTTAATTAAAAGTGTTCGTTCCACATCTGTGATGGGATAAACGTGTCCACCAATATAGGCATAATCTGCCTCTGCTACCTGGTCAACACCTGGTGTGCGAAGACGTGTCACTACTGTTCCGTTAATAAGGATGCTGTCTCCGCGAGCAATGCGATAACGCCACATCAGTCTTCCGAATCCGCCTGGAGTCTCATCAACTGTTGGTGGTGTAAATGTATATGCCATGTGGTACTCTTTCTGTATGGATAAAAAAACCTGTTGTGATTGTAAACTCAGCAAGCCTTTAGACGAGTTCCATAACTCCAATGGACACTCCCAGAAGAAGGCTTCAAGGTGTATACCTTGTCAAGCAATCTACGGCGCTGCCTGGTACAAAAAAAACAAAGAGCGTATTCAGGAACGTATGAGAGGCACTGCATACATGCGTTACTACGGTATTACTATTGATGAATACGATTTGCTTTATGAAGAGCAAAATCGTGGTTGTGCTATTTGTTCTGCGCCAACTGGTTCAAACGATAAACGTTTGGCAGTTGACCATAACCATGAGACTGGAGAAGTCCGTGGCTTGCTTTGTGACGATTGTAATATCGGACTTGGCAAGTTTAAGGACAACCCCAATCTCTTGGCTATTGCCATTAACTATTTAAGTTAATTATGCACTATGAATGCTGCTGGTGCTTTCAATACGAATCAAGGAAGCGTCACGGTAACGTGCCCATCCTAGAACGCCGTACCATCCGATTGGACGGAAACGCATCAACTTATCTACGATTGGTCCGAAGACGACATGTGGCTCTTCAGCAACTGCTTCTGCAAGTGCTTGCTTACCAGCAACGAGTGTACGGAATACACGTACGCCACCTGTAGCATTAACATAAGAAGAAGTACCGAATGTACCTGATGCAGAACCTGCACCTGTACCGTCAGCGAAGTTAGCCATACGTGGAGACTCAACGAACATTGCGCCTTCGTATGTTCCGATGGTGCCTGGCCAGAACTCAGAAGAACCTGTCTCTGAGTACTTGTGGTCATCGCGCCATCCGCCTGCGCCTGTTTCAGCGCGAAGGTCATGTGAAACTTCTGGGTGGATACCACACCAGTAGTATTCGCCTTGACGTGGAACAGCCTTACCAGCACGGAGTTTCGCAACTGCCATACGGATATCAGCAGACTTGATTACGTCTGTTGAAAGGATAGACTTGTTTGTTGTACCGTTGGTGTATGTACCAGCGTATGTTGAAACAAGGTTTCCACCTGCTTGAGCAATTACGTTTGGTCCACCTGTGAGGGTCTGCAAAGCAACTGTATCAAGAGAGTCAGCCATGTTGAACGCGATGATGTCAGCGATTGCTGGGTCAACATCTGAGAGTGAGAAGAGTTCCAACTTACGGGTAGCAAGTGATGCGTTACCGTATTCTTGGAGTGTTACTGTAATCGGTGTTGTGTTACCGAGTGCCACTGCATCTGGGTCAGTTGTCTCAGATAGTGGGCTTGTTGCTGCTGCAAGGTCTGTGTAAATCTGGAAGACTACTGAAGAACCTGGCATTGCTTGCTGTACTGGACGCTTGTCTGCGACATCGCGGACGAGAGGAACAGCACGGAGCGCGAATTCTACATAACGGTCATAGGCTGTCTGTACGAGTGATGTACCGAGGGAACCAGATGATGTATCTGTATATGCGTTGCTCATGTGTCACCTTCTTTCATAAGGTTTGTGCGAATGGGTTTATTAAGTTTTAGCCGCGAAAACGGCCAGATACATTTCCAGTAAGTGCATCAAGGTCAGCCTTTGTTAGGCTGTTTGAGTTCAACTTAGATGCCATGTCAGCATCTCGTGATGGAGCACTTGCATTCTGGGTTGATGCGTTGATGCGTTGGTACGCAGCAACATTGGCTTTTGTTTCATCGCTGGCTTCGGCAGTTTCTGATGGCTTAGCAAAACCGAATACATCGGCATTCTCTGCTAACCAAGCATCTACCTGCTCAGGTGTAGACACGTCGCTTGGAATAAACTTTGCAACCTTGTCTGGTACACCCTTTGATGCCAATACGTCTTTGACTGAGCGTGAACGAAGGTCTGATTGGATAGCAGCCAATTGTTCTGCTAGTTCCTTCTTTTCCTTCTCTGCTCGCTTCAATGCCTTACGAAGATTCGCAGGGACATTCTGTTCTTGAGTATCTTCGATTTCATCGAAGTCGTCGTCTTCATATTGGTTTGCCATGTGGCACTCCCTTTTCGTTAGTTGTGACGCAGGCCGCAAGTCATCCCAGGGGAAGGATTATTGGCTCCCACTACCAGTCTTTAATACACACCCACGACGCTGGTCATTCGGGGCGGATTTTTATATTAGGATTGTCCGGCGTCAGTTCCCATGAGGGAACCTTTGCCTGCTCCTGATGAGCCAGAGAATTGTCCGACTTCTTGTTGCTTCAATTGGTTTAGTTCTTCTTGGGCCGATGCTGCTCCAGTTGTTCCAAACGTTGCTGCCTGAAGTTGCTGTCCTATTTGACCTGCTGGACCATACGCATTATAACGTGTAGCCAACTCCTGCATTCCCTGCTGGGACTGTGCAATGTTTTGAAATCCTTGATTTGCTTGTGCTTGCGTTACGCCAAGACTGCTAAGATTTTCTGCAGTTGCTTGGTTAATGTTTGCACCAGCACGTGCTGCTTCAGCACCAACTTGAGAAGCGCTAACTTGCTTTTCAATGATTGGTGTTGCAACTGCTGGGTCAAGTACATGAGCAATCATGTCACCCTGGCTTAAGCCATAAAACGCTTGAAGTTGCTGTGTGACTAATGGGTCAGTGTTATCAATAACCTGCTTGGCTGTTGATACACGAGAGTTAAGTTCTGTTGGGCTTACATCGCTTGTAAGCAACTTAGTGAATACATCTTTGTTAGTTGCAAATCCAGAAGGCAATCCATATGATTGAAGAATCTGTCCATATGAACGCTCAGTACTGATGTACTCTGCTGGACTGAGGACTGGAAGTCCAGCATTCATACGAGCAGCGTTTGCTGGGAACCGTGCCTGGAATGCCACTGATAGTGGGTCATTGCTCTTTGGGTCCTGAGCAATCATTTGAATTGTATCTGCTGTATATCCTTGTTGGACAAGTTTAGTTACAGCATTAGCAATATCTGCACCTAGTCCCATGTCGGTAAATGTTGTTGTTAAAAATGTAATTGCATTTTGCTGGTTTGCTGCAGTAGTCGCTGCTGCAGTTGCAGTATTAGAATTAAGTTGTGATTGCAAATCTGTAATTTGCTTTTGAAGTGCAGCAATTGTTGGGTCAACCGTTGTTGTTGGATTAACTGGTTGAACTGGAGTGACTGGAGGAACAACTTTTGGAGCAGGAGTTGCTTCGGGAGCAACTGCTGCAGCCGCTGGTGTTGCTGTTGGCGTTGGTGCTACATCGCCACGCTCACCTGCACGGTATGAACTGTACTCTGCTTGATTGGCATCTGCTGGTTTTATTCCAGCCTGCTCGTAAATATCAGGTAGCGCCATTATGCCATCAACCCCCATTGTTTAAGAATTTGTGTGCCAGTATTACTTAGGCTATCCATTGCATCTTTGCTTACTGCCCAGCGTGGGTCTTGGCGTACTTGCTTTTCAAACTGCCATAGTGGCATTGCTGCTGGCTTAGTTGGGTCTGTTCCCTGCAAGCCTTGCTTGAGAAGATTGTCATTCATGTTAATAGATGCTGGGTCAATACCTAGAATGTTTGAGTAAGCATTGATGTATGGTGATGCAATTTGCTTAACTGTCATGCCTGCATTGATTTGGTCAGCCCATGCGGGGAATGCGCTAGTAGCCTGTGCCTTAAGTTGGTCAGACCAGAACTGTTCTGTGGTTGCCCCAGTTGCTACGCTCTTGGCTGCTGTATCAATCCAGTCTTGATTAAATCCAGCACCATAATCAGCATTAAGGGTAGCAAGATTTCCACGTGTAGTAGACGCAGTACCACCAGTAATACCAGTGATGATTGGGTTTGGTACAGTCTTACCACTGGCATCAACAGTAGGCTTAAACATAGCAAGCGTTGCTGGCGATGTAGGTGTAAGGCCAGAATCAAATGCAGTACGTGCAATCTTTTCAAGACTTGCATCGTCTACAGTAATACCTGCTTGAGTTACATAACTCTCAAGAGTTGGTAGCCAGGTGTTCTTGATTGTCTCTTCGTAGACGCCAGGCTGATTAGCCTTAAGTTCACCATTAGTAAGTTTTGCTGATGAAGTATTCTTATAAAAATCTGTTGTGAAAAGTTTGTTAAGCGCAGCAGCATAGTCACCGCTTACGTAAAGTTTGCGTACTTCAGCAAGGTCTGGGTGGGCAGCAACCATCGCCTCTGTAATGCCAACAAGCATTGGGTCTGATGAGAGTCCTGTTGTTGGGGCTGGAGTTGTTGGCGTTGCTGCTACGTTTCCAGTCTCAGAATCTTTAACTCTAGTATCAGCCATTTGTTAAACTCCCGATTGAAGGTTGTCCAGTAGTCATGGCCCTGTCTAGCCATGATGAAAAGTTAATGTTCTGCATGCGTTGGTACTCAGGCATTTGCTGTGCCTGTTGGGTAATAAGACCCTGCTCATCCACACCACCTGAAGTAGTAGTAGTTGTTGCAGTTCCTGCTGCGTTAGGAGTACTAACAGTTTTAGTAGGAGTCTTCTTTTCATTGGCATTGAGTTGGTCTGTCAATATTTTAAGGTCTGCATCTGTTACACGACGACCAAGTTGATTAACATAAATCTGGTCGGCAATTGTACGAATAGTATCTGGTGTATAACTACGGATACTAAGGTTTGTTTGTGGACCACCTGATGCTGTATCTGCTCCGCCACCTGCAGCCTGGTACTTAGCCATCCAATCAAGTGGATTCATTGATTGGTTTGCTGCGCTAATTACTACGCTTGTATAGGCATTAACAATTGACTGCTTTGATTTTACATTCTTACCAATTTGATTATATTGAATAAGTGATTGGCGAATTTTACCCAGTTCTACTGGGTCATTTGTTTTCTGAAGAAGTTGAGCAATTGGAACTTGAACACCATTGATTGGAACAGTAGAGTTAGATACTGCTGTTTGCCCAGTGCCAAATGGGTCAGCAAGGGTTGTTCCGCTACTATATCCACCAGGCTTAACCGCAATAGGCTTTGTGCTTCCTACTGATTTCGCTGAGCCTGGGTCTGGAATGTATTTGTTTGCAATAGCATCTGCCGACGGCATTGACTCCGTGTGTCCATCAGTGAAAGTGATGTTTACAAATCCACCTTGACCGTAAGACCATGTTTTAACTGTAGCCATTAGCCCACCTTTGAGAATACTGTATTGATAACACTGGTTAAGCGAGGGTCTGATGCCTTGAGGTTTTCAAGGTATGTTTCCCAGTTCTGAGTTTCTAGTTGCACTGGTTCCCCAGTAACGCCAAGTTGCTTGTATTGATTCATGATACCCATATGAGAGTTGTAGTCATTAAGAAGCGCCTTGACCAGTTGAGCCTGCTCATGCTTAGGAGCAGTTGCTGGGTCAGCAAAGATATTCTGTAGTTGTTGGACTGCAACTGCTGCATTGTCACGACCAGCACCACTGGTGTAGTTCTCATACCATGTAGGTTGAAGTACTTTCATCTTGCCCATGAAGTCAGACCAGGTTTGGTTTTCCTGCTGTAGCATATACGAGTTTTGCATCTGCTTATATTGATTCACGTTTGCTGTGTGCTGGGCTAGGTAAGGTGCAACAAGGTTATTGCCTTGCGCAATGTAGAACTGGTTCAAGAACTCAAGTGGAGTACGAGCAGTGCGTAAGTGCTCACGAATTAATTGCTGGTGGATGGCAAGGGTATTGCCAGGGCCTGGGTCTTCAGGAACCAAGAACATAGCACCCGTTGACTTGTTAGGGTCAGAGAGTATGCCGTTTAGATTTCCGTTAATCCAGTTGATTGCCTTCTCTGTATATGGGAATGAAGCCCCACGAGTAGAAGGAGTTGTCTTAGCAACTGTATATGAGATAGCCTTATCGCCATGCTCATTGAGGAACTTAAGCAAAGCATCATTGTAACTACCAGTTGACTTAACTAACTTGCCGAACTCATCGCTAAATCCAACATCTGTTTGTTCAACACGTGGAGACAAAGGAGACAACATGCCAGTTACTGCCTTAAGTAACAAGATGCTTTTAGCATTATTACGCATGCGGTCAATGAATGCTTCCTTCTCCATGGTGGTAGAAGATGCAGTAGGTACTGAGATACCGTTTGCACGCAGTTCATCTTGATGGTAATAAGCAGCAGCAAGTGCACCTGTTAGGGCATTTGTCATAGCAGCGTTCTGCTGGTCTGGGCTAAATGTATTCCATACGTTAAGTATTGGCTTGGATGGGATGAATGATTCCCATACTCCACGATTTGCTGACTGGCCAAGAGCAACATCCAACGCTGGCGCTAGATGTGGGAACCAATCAGAAACAACATTTGTTGGAATAGCAGCAATAGGGCCAAGGCCTGGCAGGTCTAGTCCAGGAACTACGCTCTTAAGCGATGTCATGCTTCCTTGTGCTGAGATTGGAAGACCAGTAACCATGTTCCAGCCAAGTGCGTTTGCCACTTTCTGCATGCTCTGGCCAAATGCACCGACCATTGGTAAGTATGCGTATGAGTTTCCATTCTCATCTGTGCTTACAAACGCTGGGTTATTCATGACTTGTTCTACCATTTGGTACTGACGAACAGAGCGAGATAGTAATGGTCCGGCCATTCCAGTGTCTTTTGCTGCACGGTACGCACGTTTTACTGACTGCTCTTGGGCAAAGTAAAACGGCATGAAGTTTTGTGCTAGTTGTGAGAACTGGGTGCGTAGTGCAGTATTGTGAATCTGTGGCAACATGGCATGTGTTGCACGATATTGCGCAATACGGATTGCTTGCTCATGTGTCAAAGCATCTGTTTGCTCAAGGTACTTGAGAGATTCCATCTCATTAGAGAAGTGGACTAGGTACAAAGGTTCACGTGATAGGTTGTTGATAACTGGGTCAATCAACTTATTAAACCCAATGTCTACAAAGTTATTGATTACAGATTGAACAGTTCTACCTGCTGGAATGTATGCTTCAATTTGGTTGCCAGGAATAGTGGCAGGCAACTGACGAACATCTAAATCTTTAAGTAACCCAATATCTGCTGTAGTTCCAGCAGCGATATCGTGCGCTATCTTGTGATGGATAGTTCCATCTTTACCAACAGTAAGTCCTAAGACAGAATCAACACGGTCAGCAGCAAACTGACGTGGGTCTTGGTCTTTCCAACGCTGACCTAATGAAGCCTCGCGCTTGTACGGTTCGTAGTTTCCAGCCTTTGTATCCATGATACGCTTGTATTCACGGTCAATAAGTTCGTTGCGCATTGATTGAAACTTAGCAAAGTTGTTATTGCCAATCTCATTTTCAAGAGTTATCTTCTTTACATTACCCATAACATCTGTAATGTCAGCAGCGATGTTTTTACCCTTGGCAATTTTTGCTTCTTTATTAAGAGATGTTACATATGAAGGTAAGAAATGTGGTGAATCAGCCTGGTATGTTGTGTAATCACCAGTATCTCTGTAGCGCAACTTCTTTGATTCTTGTTGAAAGAACTGATGAGCGGCATTCGCCATATCGTAACGTTGTGATGCAGAACCATTGTTGCCAGTGCTTACGCCTTCAGAAACAATATGCCCATCATTTGCACGAACAAGGTCAACAGCATAGCCAACCTGGTCTTCTGGGGCAATCTTCTTCATACCCTTTACAATGACATCTTTGAATGCTGGGAAACCAGCAGTTACAGCGTCAGCAGGGATACCTTTTGCAGCGCCAAGCGCTGTAATTGCAGCAGCAGCGACGTGTCCACCTTCAGTTGGTAGCAAATCGCCATGCTTTGCAACAGATGCTGCAAGTTTAGCCTTGAACATATTGATTACACCATAGCGTGCTACTGCTGGAATCAATTCTGCGGCAGCAACACGGGTACCAAAACCTAATGTGGCAAGAGCCAAAGGCTTAAAGATGCTGTTGGTGTATGCCTTAGCAGTAAATGTATCTAATTTTCCGTAGTACTTAGAGAACTTACCAGCATCACGAAGCGCTTTTTGAGCAGCATTGAAGTCTGGTATTGAAAACTCATCAACAAACTGGTGTTCAGATACACCTGCAGTTGATACGTTTCCACCAAGGGTTTCATATTTGCCAATAGGATTTCCTACTGCATCAGAACCATAGACTTGTGTACTAACGCCAGGCATATTTAACTTATCTAACTCATCCTTGGCATTGATAACAAGAAGATTATCGTCTGGTAATCCCATGGCTTTGAATGAATCAAATGTAGTCTGTGCTTTAATAGCACGTGCTAGAGCAAGGTCGCCTCCGGCGACAGCACCTGCATATTGCCCAGCCATTTCAACTGCTGCAGTATGCCCCATTCCAAATCGTGCAATACGATAGATGACGCTTGTAGCATCTGGACTATCCCATTTGAATGACTTGGTTGAAAGTTCACGTGTTACTGGGTCAATGCTAAATGGCATGTAACCAGAAAATGTTTTGTATCCTTTGCGAACCCAGTTCATTTCTTCTGTTGTTGCATCACCACGAAGAGCCTTTTGTAGTGGCTCAAGTGTACTAGCGCGAAGAAGTGTACGCGATGGAAGTATTGCTGAACCAGCAAGAGTTCCTTTGAGTTCACCAAAGTAGAGAGTATCACGCATGAAGTTATGAATATCTTCTGCTGATTTCAGCGTTGCAATGCGAGCAGGTGCTACTGTTCCAAGTTCTGGATACTTTTGAGCAATTGTTCCTGCAGCAATCTTTGCATTCTTTGAATTCTTTGCAATGTCTGCCATATCATTAAGCGCTACATTGTATGTACGTGATACAGAATTTGTTAGACTTCCATCTGCACGAACAGCATCAAGTTGTGATGGGGTAAGTACTCGCCCTGAGCGTGAGGCAAGAGCATCTGTCAGTTTATTATCAAGAAAGTTTTGAACGCCTGGAACATTGTTAACAAGTGGGTACTTGATTGTATTTACAAGTTCGCCATCTTTGACAGTGAGGTACTTTCCTGTCTTCATCAACTGGTTAAACTTACCAAGTACTGATACTGGGTCAGTCGTTACGTCAAATGAAGCGTCAGTAATACCAGAGATTACTTTACCAAGTCCAGCATTGGTATTCTTAAGAGACGCTGCTACACCATCTGCTCCAATTGCATCAGCAATTTTAGAGATTCCATTTGAGAAATCACGACCAGCAGACACCTTGTAGTTTGGGTCTTCAGAATCTTTGTATGAATCTGTAAAAATGTTACCAAGAAGTTTGCGGCTTAATGCACCACCAAGGTCTGCTCCAAGAAGAGTTCCTTCAGGTCCAAGTGCTGAGCCAAGTACGCCACCAGCAACGGTACCAATGGAAGCAACAAAACCACCTAGTACACCCTGCTTTTGCGTTACTGAGTGAATAAATTTATAATCGCGTTGTACTTCTTGAAGAGGTTTAGCAAGGAAGTTTAACGCTTTGAATACGTCAACTCCGGCCTTTGACCAGAAACTTGCACTGCCATTCGCTGCAACGTGGTCTACTACTGCGTCTTGCGCAGTAACCCCGTTCAGGCTATGCGATGCTAGGACGCTATTTGTACTAGGGTCTGCTGACTTTGCTACGTCAGCAGCAACACCAGGGTTCTTAGCAAGTTCTGGTGTTACCCAACTGTAATCAATGCCTGCCAATTAAAACCCCTGACCAATTCTCATTGCAAGATATTTCATTGCAGGTGATGAGTTTGGGTCAGCAGCCATAGATTGGAACATTTGGTGAGCATCCTGGTATTGACCAGAAACCTGGCTAGGAAGGACTACACCACTTGTATCTGTGACATGCTGGTCTGGATATGCAGACTGAGCACCTAGTGGAATTGCTTGCACAGGGTTGCTTAGTTGTGTTGTTGGCATAGACTGGTCATTATTTTGCGCTGCCGCTGCTTCAATTTGCGACGGTGCCATTCCTTTTACATCAGGAAACTTATTAAGTGCTGCTTGGCGTTGTAAGTTTACAAAATCTTCTGCACCTGGCTCACCTGCTGCATAGCGAATTGCTTGCTTTGATGCTGGTCCGCCATCGGTGCGTCGGGCCATAGCCCCTGGGAGTGATGGTGTAGTCGAAGGATTCTTCGCTTCAGGCATTCTACTCTCCTTCGTTTAATGTCTCGATGGTACGGGCGGCATATTCGTGAAATGATTCTTTGTCATCCACGAAACTTGCTTGATGTTCTAACATATGTGTTAACGTATCAAACGCTTGTGCAAATGCTACAAAAATTTCTGATATTAAATCAGCAAGCAGGGACAAGTAATCCCATTTAGTTACTCTGGTCGGTACTCGCCCCTGCTCTTCTGACATAAATTACTTAGCGCCTTTGTTAGAACCACGAGTTCCTGAAGGCTGCTTTGTGAAAAGAATTGAAGATGCACCAGGCTTTGTTGAACCAGCCTTAGATTGAATCTTTGTCTTCTGTGTTGTTGCGTCTGATGAACCGTGTCCGCCTTGGTTTGCAGGCTTTGGGACATTGGTTGTCATTGATGACTTTGCCATTGTATATCTCCTATAGGTTTTAGTTTGCGACAGCCATTGATATCAGATTGGCTGCCTTCTGATAGTTCCCGCAGACATCTGCGCGTTACCAGAAGATGAAAGCCCCGTTAATAATGTCTGTAATGCTGGACGTCCACCTGGAGCCATACCTTGCTGCCCTGGTGCTACGCCTTGCATACGGCCAGATGCTTCTAGCCCTTGGGGTAGTTGACCTTCTTGACCACCTGCTCCAGGTTGCCCTGGCTGCGCTTCTTGCGCTGCTGGTTGTTCAGGTCCAGTTTCTGTTGGTTCTGCAGGAGCAAACGCTTCCTCAACAGTTTCTTCAATTTGCTTACCTTCTTGACGTCCATTGATAATGGTTGCCATTGCAGTAAGAATCTTTGATGGGTCTTGCCCTTGTGCAGCCATTGCTGGAAGTGCTTGAGCATAACCTGCTACTGCTTGAATTAAAGCATCGCGTAGTTGTTCTACTTCAACCTTTTCTTCTTCCATGGTGACGTTCATTTCCCATGGCATCTGACGACGGAGGAAGTCACGTGAGATAAGTTTATCTCCGCGTGCTTGAAGTCCGAATACAAGAGCACGGTTTGGGTCAAGTCCAGCCATAAGGCCGTACTGAACATCACACCAGTAATCTCCATCAATGTCTTTCTTAGGAGTGTATGTAATTTCATAAGGTGCACCAGCAGATACGCCGCGTACTTCTTTGGTAATATCACCAAACGCTGTCTCATCCAACATGAACATTAAGCGCATAACGTGACGGAATGCTTCAGCAAAGACTGCTTGTGCTGTTTTAACCTGTGTATCAAATCCACCCATAAGGGCTTCTACACCACGTCCAGTTACAATAGAACCAGATTGTTGACCTAGGCGGCCTTGTGGATAACGTGAACCAACGCGTAGTTCCTGGTCAAGAAGTTGGGACTCTTGGAAGATTCCGTTAGGAATATTAAGGTCTACACGACGAATCTTTTCTGGATTGGCTGAGCGAATAGTTGCATCAGGTCCAATTTCAAGGACGTTAACATCATTAGGTAAAGCAAACGGAGCCTGTACTGACTTCTGTGCTGCTTCAAGTTGAAGTGTTGCAAAGCGTGAGCGTGCAACTTGTACCCACATGATGTCATCAAACTGACCACGTTGGTGCTCATCTGAGTCTAGTCCTGGGCGTGTTGCAATAACAACTGGAATCTCATCAATAAAGTTCTTTGAACGGTCAAGGACAAGGTTCTTGCGCTCTGGGATAAATAGGATTGTTTCATCTTTATCAACATAGCGGAATACTTCAAGCATACGCTCTGAGCCACGTTGCTCATAAGGCCCACGGATGACTGGTTCATGCTCAGGGAATTCATTGCAAAGTTCACGTACTGTCTTATTGTAGCGCTTAGTGTATGAGCGCAACTTACCAAATCTATCAAACTCAGGGTATGAGTTGATTGGATTGTCAATACGAATCATTGGACGATTATTGTCAAAATCTGGCTCAATGATAAAAGCAACCATGCCAAAGGTAATGTATCTGTCAGCACCTGAGTACATCTGTGTCTGAAGATTACATGAGTCGCGGTAACCAGCAGCAATCATGGTGCGCTTATCAGCCTTACGGCGAGCACGGTCCGAGATTGAATCTGTTGTATCGCAGTTGAAAGCAGGCAGTGGAGCGATAACTTCGGCTACATCGCGTGCTGCGATATCAATAAAGTTTGCCACCATTGGCTTTGGGTATTCATCAGAGAACATTCCAGGGAATACCTGTTGAATATTTCCTTGACGGATTGACAATAGGTCAGCCCAACGCGCATCGCGTTGATGGTAATGGTCACGTAACTTGCGGACCTTAGTCCCAAGTTCATCAATATCCATGGCCATAGAATGTGCCTCCATTTGCTGCTAATTGTTCTTGCATCTTTGCGTACTCTTCCAGGTTGACAACTTTGCGGCTTGCTATTGAATTGCGCGTAGCAAACTTGTTCTTTACGAAGGTACCGCCATATGCACCCATTGCATTGATATAGTCTCTCATTTGCGTCTCAGCAAACCATAGAGCCATAGGTCCGTCTTGCTTTGCTTTGGTTCCAGCAGACCAGGTAATTAACTGTTCTACTAAAGCCTTGATATGTTCATTGTCGGTACGTGGCAATTCCAGGAGGTTTGAGCCTTTAATATGCTTGCCTTGGTTGTCCAACGTACCGAAAAGTGCGGCCATAGATGCGACACCGAACTCGGAGTCCATCTTGTTCTTGCCTGTGTAGTGGTCCACGAGGCGGATACCACGTGAAGCCAGAAACTTATTAATCTCTTCATCTTGAGTAAGAAACAACTGGAAAGCATTCTTTTCAATTGCCCAAACTTTTGGCTTGTACTTTTCAGTCCAACCGAAGATGAGGTCACGAATCATTGCTGGTGTAGGTGAAGGCATGCGTGATGCCTCAAGCAAGTAACGCTTGCCTGTGGTTCTATCTCCAGCCATGACAACTGAAAAAGTATCACCTGACATCGCTGGGTCCATAGAGGCTACGATGTACATGTCTTTCAAATCTGGGTGGCCAGGTACGCCCTTGATGATAGGACCGACCTGCCTTAAGCCATTGACTGAACCGCGTACACACTCTGGTGCAAAGATTGCAGTTGACTCAACATCTTGCTGCTGGTAAACCATTGCCCAAGTCTTTGGGTCAAGTACACCACGACGGCGTTTAAGGTTGTGTCCATCCCAGCGAGGGTAAAGTCCTTCTTTGTCTGCTTCAATGTCATCGCCACTCCATGGGCGGTCTGATTTAGGCCAGAGCGTTGTCCAGTTCTTTTCATCATCTGCAAACTCAAGGACCGCTGGCATAGCCAGATAGGTCCAAGGAGATACGCCCTCCGGGTAGCGGTCAGGGTTACGCATCTCTCGGTACAAGTCAAGCGGGTCAACCCGCGTACCGACCACGAGAATCTTTCCAGTTGGTCCGACACGTGTCAAGACTTCCTGTTGAATCCATCTTATCTGCTTTTCGTACTCATTAGCATTAGCAAGAGTGACACAGTCATCAAGAATAATGAGGTCCGCACGAGCACCGTAAATCTGGCCGCCAATACCGAGGGCTTGAAGCGTTGGGTCTTTTTCACCTGAGTCGCGTTCAATGTAGATTGCGTCTTGCGTCCATTTCTCGGCAGTAGCCTTAAAGCCTTCAACTGGAGCATAACGTCTCTGGAGTTCAGCCCATTGCGGGGAGGTAAGTCTTTGCTTGACGGCATATAAAAACTCCTTGGCCATTGCCTGAGTCTTTGAAACTAACTTGATTCTGACATTTGGGTCTGTGACAATTCTGTAGGTCACATAATCAATACTGACAGTCATAGACTTGGCATGCTCAGGAGGCATGTTGCAGAGGACGTAGTTTTTGAATCCCTGCTCAAAAATCATATTAGGGTGCAGCCAAGCAGGCTGGCCTTCTTCTAGCAGAGAGATAATGTTTCTCTGGTGTGGGAAGGTCTGGCTGCTTAGGTACTTGGCTCTGAAATCTTCAAAGGAGATATCTTTGTCTTCATCAGATACTTTGCCTGCTCTGCGTTTGATGACGCGTGCTAGGTCAATGGCTTCCTTAAACTGAGGGTCGCTACTGCGGTAATACTCATAAGACTTGACTGACTTGCCAACAGCGCGGCAAGCATCCTCAACTGTCACGCCTTCTTCAATCAGCGCGAGAAGGCGCTTCTTGGCTTCTGGAGCCGGAAGGCTAGCGCCTTCGGTAAGTTTGTAACTATTGCTGGGTGGCTTAGCCATTGGGTGTTAATCTCCTTTTTGGGTGAGATTAGAACTATCCCACTGCGAAGCATGCCTATGGGCATGTTCGGGGTATTAACAGGGGCGCCCCCTAGGGCGCAACTGGGTTAACGGAGGTAACCGACCCATAGGAGGTTACCGACGCTCTCACACCGCCTCCGCTATAGGCTCCGGCTGTGATGAGAGCCTTAAAGACAGGGCTGTTTTATTTTATCCCCTATATATATTAAGGTGACGGAAATAGGTTTTCTCCCACTTTTTTTATGTGACGTTTGTCACACTATATAAAAGTGCAGGTCAGAGCCTATATTTAGAAAAAATATTGTGGTGGATAGTGGCCATAGGGTACGCGTGTAGTTAAAAACCCTCGGGTTGTCCTTTAGACTTTTTCGCCTGTAGCGTCCAATACCTTTACCACTAGCCCCGAGGATTATTCCTGAGAGTGCCCTGAGAATTACCTTGTTGTTTGCTGGAAGCGAGCGCAGTTCGAACGTTTGTTCGACCTCCACTGCCCGTTGGAACACGGGTGCGGGGGGACTATCTTATCCACAACTTATCCACAGGCTCCCCCAATAATCTAAAGTTATCCACAGCCACGCAGAGTTATCCACAGGCAGACCTATCCTGTGCCCGTCTCACTATATGAGACTAATCCTCTCACCTATTGGCACTCTGTAAAGTAGTTGAAAGTTCAACTAATGACCATCGCCTGCCATCAAGCGTAAGAAACTATGACCACTAATTAACCGTTTACCTATTGACACGCTCAAAATAGGCGCGTAAAGTTCCTTTCATAAGCCGGAGACACCGGCAAGATAGGGGAATAAAAGAATGAAACTTATTAAATCACAAGGCGAAACGTGGGAGACTCACTACGTGGAGGGATACCCTTTCGGTATTGAGAAGATAGCACCTCGCGATTATGTCGTGTTTCGCCTATGGGGCAAGAATAGAGTCTACCTACGAGATGCAGGCTTTATCTCACTCAAGCAGGCTAGCGACTACCTCGCCCCTGTAATTGCTAACTATGAGGCCTCTATCATCACCGCGCTTGTGGGTGCATAATGCCTATCAACTACACGTGCAAGTCATGCGGGAAGTCGTTCATCGCGCTTAGGGCAGAATGGTGTCATGCGTGCCTAGTTGCAGGAATGGAAGTTTTAACGGGAAAGGTGGGCGCATAATGCGCAAGGCCTTAATCCTCGCCCTATTCCTTGCCCTTATCGTGGCGGGGGGCTACCGCGCCACCCACCACCCTATTTACAAGTGTCACACCGACAAAGTCGGCGAGACTGTATGCAAGTTAATCAGATATGAAGGGAATAAATAACATGTATAAATTTTGGTGCAAGTGCCCCGACTGTGGGCAAGAATGGAAAGTATACACGCAGACCTTTAGCCAGTGGTACGGGCACAAGTCTCCTCACCTATGCGAGGAGATGATAGCAAAAATTGCTTAGGCGGGTGCTTGACTATCCTTGACGGGCTTAGTATCGTCGGGGGTGGTGAGTCACCTAGACTCAACTACAACAACGAAAGGCAAGAAAAATGACAACAACAATGACCAAGAAGGCGCAACGAATCGCCGACATGGAAGACGCCCGCGAGAGACTTCTCACCCACTACATCACGCAAGGCGCGACGGTTTACACGATTTTGCGCTCGTGTAGCGCGTCGGGAATGTCTCGCACGATTTCGCTAGTGGTAGCACTAGACGGAAAGGTACAGGATATCACCTATTATGCAGCGCAAGCACTAGACGAGCGACTTATCGAGACGAATGGGCACCGCGCTATCCGTCAGAATGGCGGGGGTATGGATATGGGTTTCAATCTCGTTTATAACCTCTCTAGCGTCCTATTCAAGGGCGAAGAGCGTGCAGGGTACATCTTGCGTCAGGAATGGATTTAACCATGAACCACACGCACGCACCAACTGGAACAATAGAGACTCACCTCTCCGCAAAATTAGGGCAGTGCTCTTGTGGCACCTATTTAGTCTCTTACCTCGCGCCAGAAGGCGCACCGTATAACTGGGAGGACTGGAAGCCAACCGCGCTAGATGACCCCTGCCTATCATGTGGGGGTTATTTAACGCCTATGTGTTGCGAGGTGGAAGCATGACTACTCACAGACACCACACCGACCCAGCCCCCGACCTATTCGACGGGGCACCACTCGGGCGCCTTGCCTACTTCCAGGCTAAGGCCGAACTCTGCGGGAGATTATCCGCCGAGCAAGCACGCGCCGGAGATACTGGCAACGCTATCAAGAACGCCGTGCGTATGGCACAAGCACTAGAGCAAGCAATACAACTACAAAAGGAGATGGGAAAATGAAAATAGAAATAAAAACAGCAACAACAGAAAACACCGCATGGGATAAGCGGATTACCTTTACACGAGAAGGGCAAACTTACAGCGTGCTATTACATTGGGACGCTTACGAGGGTTATGAACTTCATTTCCTAGACGGTAGGAAGTTTATTCCCTGCCCTGAGTGGGCTGTCTTGTGGGAAGACTCTCAACAATATGGAGCAGAAAGCCTAGAGGATATGCTCGATTCACTAGCAGAGGAGAAAGCAATCCAACTAGAGAAGGAGATAAATAAATGAGCGACGGAACAGTTAGAGTAAGAAAATGCAAGGAACAGGACTGCTTTAATCACAGCCAGGACTGCTCTCAGTATTGTATCTTTCATAAATTGGAGGCGACAGCGTGAGCCTATCTTTAACCGAGACAATCGCACAGCCAGCCACCGACGCACTACACGAGGCAATCCGTACCGCGTGGCAGGCAGGCTATGACGCCTGTCTCATAGATGAAGGCAAGCAGGAGGAGTATTACCTCAGAGTGGTAAAGGAGTTAGACTAATGCTCATCGTCCTCACCCTTGCAATCATCGCCACTGTGGCAGGAGTCACACTCGAACAGACCTTACACCGACTAGAGAACGGCACAGATAATGCAACCCGACGCTAAGCCAGCCTGTGATGATGAGGCCTACCACCCTGACCAGTGGTTTCCAGACGGGCCAGAACGTGGCCATGTAGTAGATAAGCAAGAGGAAAGAAGGCAACTGCTTAACGCAGTGGAGGCGCTAGAAGTCTGCGCAACATGTCCGATAAAACAAGCGTGCTTGGACTTCTCATTCTCCTCCCCTGATACTATCAACTATGGAATCTATGGAGGCACTCTCGCTTATGAGCGACGCCTAGCCGTAGGCAACAAACACACAGCCACACACGGCTATATATTCCAACGCAGAATCCGCAAACTTGCAGCCAGCAGGGGTGTACGCATACCGGCTATCGGCAAGAGAGAAAGGGGAGCAACGTGGCTTTCAGAACAACCCGAACTAAACGTAGAGTTTATTCAGCGTGGACAAAAGTTAGCGCAAGAACAGCGACAGCAGGAGCAAGCCTAGCAATCGTACTAGGAGCAGGGTATTGCGCCTTCTATGAGCCTGTGGTGCCCGATAAAGGGCACTCTCACAGACTGCATATAGACCCGACCCCCGACATGATACGCGCACAAGCCAGGCTCATGTATGGGCAGGATGAGATACAGTGGAAATGTTTGGACGCACTCTGGACTATTGAAAGTCACTGGAACTTTCGGGCTAAGGGAGCAACCACGACACACGGGCGGGCATTGGGTATAGCCCAGGCGTTGCCGGCTAGCAAGATGAAGGTGTCTGGCTTAGACTTTAGGTCTAACCCTATGACGCAAGTAAAGTGGGGGCTCAAGTACATTAAAACACGCTATCGTAACAGCGCGTGCCTTGCACTACGCCACAACTTAGTGCATAATTGGTATTAAGAAAAGGAGATAGGAAATGGGACTTTGGACAGGCAGTGGAGTTGAAGGGTATGAAGCAGACTTTGACTTTGAGTGTAGCAATGAGGAATGTGGCAAAGAAAATGAAGATGTTTCCTGCTGGGTAGAATCATCAGTAGTAAATCTAATCTGCAAGTATTGTGGCCATGAAAGAGAGAAGGACCTATGAACAGTAAGTGTATATGTTTTAAGACATATGTCTGCTTATGGTGTGAGGGGCAAGCAGAACGAGCACTAGCAATAGCCGAAGGCAAACCAATCCCACGCAAGGTAGCCCAGTGTGGCACACGCGCTGGATATAAAAGACATCTAGACAATGGTGAGCCAACTTGCCAGCCTTGTAAGGATGCACAGAAGGCAGGGGTGCAAGCGTGGCAACGCAGCAAACTATCAGCCTAGAACAACTGGGCAGGCAACGCAGTCGTGGTATGCAACACGACTTCTTTACTGGTGATTGGACATACACTTGCAAAGTATGTGATGAGATGTTTGATTCCAAGAGCAAGACTGTCTTGTCTTTAATGTATAAATATCACACAAAGAATGAATGTTTAGGAGGATGGTAATGACCTACGATGAATTGGGGACAAACAATGAGCAGTAAGCATTATTTTATTTGCAATAATTGTATTGAAGAATATCCCTGCCCAACTATCCNAACTAT